CGAACTCTTAATGATGCTTCAATAGTTCCTTCTACTTCATAGTTTAAGACAACACGTTGCATAAGTTTTCTTAAACCTGCATCTCCAAGAGATAAATCTGGTGAACGATATATACCTACTATATTATCTCCATCAAAAGTATCACTAGTTGAACTTTCTTGTTGTCTAACATATCCGTCATAACCACCTTCTAAAACAACTTCTATTCCATTAATAAATCCAGAATCCATTGCAGAAGGTTTAATTCCTTTAATATCTGCAAATTCAAAACCTATTGCACCAGAAGGATTTCTTTTTAATGTTGCTATAATACCTCGACTAGCAGGTACAACTGCATCATTACTAGGATAAAATAATCTGTATTGACTTTTTGATCTTACTATAGCAGAAGTAATATTATCTGTTTTACCAATTATTTCAGTAACTCTTCTTTGAATAGTTTTAGAAACTGTTCCTAACTCAACATCACCAATTCTTTCAGTACCAGCAATAGTTCTTAAACCATCTAAAGATAAGAATAATAAATCACCACCAAGTTCTTGAACAGAGAAACCATCAGCACAACCTAGTGTTTGTGTAACAGAGTCTACTCTAAAGTCTGCTATATTACTTCCTGAAATTTTAAATATTTTATCTTGACCAAATACATATAAAATTTCACGAAATACTTTTAAAGCTACAACACTTGTTGGTACACTTATTGATCCTGCTCCATTAGCTGCTGAAAAATCTGTTTCACCTAACGGAGAACTAAAAACTATTTCTTGTGGGTTACTAGACATTCCAGCATAGAACACATGGTTTTGAAAAACTGCTACAGATGCTGGATCTGCTGGTGCTCCTGTAGTGCTAATTAATGTATAGGTACTTCCATCATATGTTGCTGCTTGATTAACATCATCAACCATAATAAGTTTTTCAGTATTATTAAAATTTAATATATCAAACTTATATCTACCAGCAGATGTTCTTGTACCTATTGTAGAATAACTACTACCTGATGTTGCAAATGTTACTATATTACCTGCTGCTGCAACAACACCATTGTTAAATATTTTTAAACCTAATATTTTTTCACTACTATTAACTTGATTACTATTCCATTTATTTGTACCACTTAATCTACGATAACCACCTTGCACAGAAGGTTCAAAGTTTTGTAAAGTAATTGCAGCTCCTGGAGGTAAAGATAAATCATCTCTATCTAAAATTAAACCTCCTCCTAATGAAACAACGACTGGTTGTATTGTTGATGTATCAGGCATTAATTATCCTTGTGGTCTATGAAATTCTTCAATAAAAACTGTAACTTCTAAATCATTAGCAGCACCTGCTTGTGCTTTTAAAATATCACCAGATTCTAAAACTACAAAAGCATCATTGAATCTTAAATAACTATCAGCAGATATACTTGTTGTACTTAATAAAGAGAAAGTAGCACTTGCTGATGTATCTGTATATTTTAATGTAGCATCTACAGCAGCACTACCATCAACATTAGTAAGAAATATTTCTTTAATTATTGCAGTAAACTTAGGAGGACAAGTATATACATTTGTTAGATCTGTAGATGATAAAGCTACTGATGCGTTTTTAGGTCTACCTAACATTATACTGCTCTAAAGTAATCTTTTTTACTTACTAATTCTGTTCTCATTCTTTTTAACGAATCGTTATATTCTCCTAAAGATGCTTGAGCCATTGCTGTATCAGCACGTAATAAAGATACATAATATCTTGCTTTAGCAATTATAATATGTTCATAGTTTGTAGGAATATCTGAAGTATCTGTATCACTAGAAAGTTGTGTAGTTGTTTTATAATATTCATATGCAACAGTATAGGTGCTTTTATCAGGTACAGGAGATAAACCAAACTTTTGATCTTGTGTTCTATAAATATGTATAGGTTCAGCTAATCTATCAATGTTTGATGAAGTATCTCTTCTCTTATATACTTCTTGAAATTCATCATAAGAAATGTATTTTAATTTTCTAGGATCAAAATCTTCAGTACATTTTACATTATCAATATCAACTTGTGTATCTACTGATTGACTAAAGCTTATATAAGTAGTTGTACCTGTAGCTGCAAATGTAAAGTTTACATATTTAAAATCACCTATATCATCTATTGTAACAGTATTGGTAGAAATCTGTGAACCGTTTGCTGATGTTCCTATATTGAATGTTAAGTCTCCACCTGAAGGATATGTTACTCCAAAAGAAACACGATAACTTTTATTCTTAACTGTTGTTAAAGCTTGATAAGCAATAGCAGTACCACTAGATCCTGCTGTAAGTCTTAGTACACCACTTCTTGAAGCAGGAGGTTGTGGTCCTGTACTATTAAATGCTACTGCACCAGTACCAGAAGAACCATCTGTCCATCCAGTTATATTACTTGTAAAGGAACCATTACTAACAACATCTTGAGGAAGTAACATAAAACTATCAAAGTCAACATACTTATGATCGCTAGGTAAATCATACTCTGCTACACCAGCAAAAGTATCTTGTTCTTTATCTGTATGTAAAAAAGGCCATTCAACTTCAGAGTTTGATACATCATTAATAGCTCTATTGACACTATTTTTAGCAACAGTTTGAACACCTCTTGAACTAGATAAAGCTGTTAAAGTTGTTTCATTAACATCTTCAAGAACTCTGTTAGTATAATTTAAGAATGTTAGCGATCCCATTATTTTTTATCCGTTTCTTCTTTTAAAAAATGACACATACAAGTACAATATTTATCATCACAATCTGAACAATCGCAAAAACAATTATCCACATCACAAATAGGAGTTTGACAACAACTCATTAACTAGTCTTTCTATATCTTCTAGTTTTCTTTGCAATTTTCTTCGGTTGTTTCACAAACTGTTTTCCCTGCTTTGTTCCTTTTCGTTTCTCTCTTGTCGTTGCCGCATACTCCGCAGATGTTAGAGCTTTTATCGCTTTCTCTGGTAAGTATCTCTCTCCAGTTACGCTTGATTTCTTCCCAGATTTGGTTTTCCATTTTTGTTTTGTCCAAGATTTTAAACTTTTCTGTGATTTTGCAAGAGCCATTTTATAATCCTACTACATCATCTCTATGACATTCACAATGACATTTGTTATATTCAGTAACAATACACTCATCACAACGACAATTACAATCTGTTTGGTTACAATTATTAGTATCGCATGAAGCTGTTGATGTAAGATCTCTCATTATTTCTTTTTCTTTTTTAATTTTGCTTGAACAGTTTTTGAAAGTTCTTTAAGATGATATAATCTTTTACTTGTTTTAGTATGAGTCTTACCTGAATGTAGTTCTCCATTTGGCATCTTGTGCATACCTCCTGTATGCAACGTACCGTCTTTGAAATAATGTGGAACTCCTTTTGCCATTATCTGTACCCTCCACCTTTTGCTTTATATTGCTTTGCCAACATCTGTGCTTTTCTTCCCGACCATTGACCCGGTTTACCACCTTTTCCACTTGCCTTGATTTTGTTGAATAAACCTTTACGCATTGTGGGCTTGGTGTAATTACCTGCAACATTTACTGTGCTTTTCTTTGCCATTAAACTGATTGTGGTTTTCTTGGTTCATAAGAACGATTATATCCTCTACCATGTACTTTACCACCATACATCATTTTCTTTTCTTTCTTAGCAGCCATACCACCATACATCATAGTTTTTTGTTTATTGTTTTCTATAAAAGTATTAGGTGCTTGTGTGTTCATAGCTTTACTTCTTTGAACACCCATAGTTGGAGAAGACATCATTCCTCCCATTTGTTTTTTATTTTTTTTAGCAGCAGTAATAATATCACCTCTGGTTATTTTATTAGGATCACCATACATTCCAGCAAGCTTAGTTTTTCCTCCGTCCTGCATCTTCTTCTTTTTCTTTTTTCCATAACTCATGCCATACATTTTTAGATCTCCTTGAAATATTTTTTATAAATTTTTCTTTTGCTTTCTCTAAACGTAAATCTAACTTTTTTAATTTACGTCTGTCTTCTTTTGAAATTACCAATAGAAGCTAACACTTCCACCGTTTACGAGCTTGTCTTAGTCTACTGTTAGGATCTTTAGCAGCTTTAGGAAACTTTTTCATTTGTCCTGCTGATCTTGCACAATAGCTCTTACGTCTTTTAGCAGCTTTTGATCCGGGTTTAACTTTACCAGTAACTGCTGTCTGTAACTTACTACCAGGATTTTGCCTTCTATACTTAGCAACACCTTTTTCAGTAAGACCAGCACCTGACTTAGTAGGACGTTTATGCCCTCCTTTAATAGTCATACCTTTCATGTTTGACGGTTTTCTTGCCACTATTGTTACCTTTTTTATTTATATTAAAAACCCCATTTAGTTACTAAGTAATTTTGAACTAATGCAGTTTTCGTTAGTAAATTTTTAAATACTGTACTGCTTGAATCTGTTTTTAATAATGCAATATTAGTATTAGCAATTTCTGCTACAGCTTTTAAAATGTATGACTGTTCGTATGAAACTTTTGATTCAAACCAACCTATAAGATTTTCTCTACATCCTTTAGTAACAACATTAACTTTGTGAGGATATATAATTGGAAAAATAACTACCTCACCTTTTTTAATTTGATACCCTACTTCTCCAGTTTCTGTTTGTAAAACAAACTCTCCACCTTCATAATCATCACTTAACCCAACAGTAAAACCATAATTATAAAACATATTATACACAGAAGAACGAAAAGAATCTACATGGTAATCATAAAAATCATCTTTAACATACTTATTATAAATCTGTGTTGTTACTCTTGTTGGAGCATATACTGTTTTTAAAATTCTTTTTGTAGTAAATAAATTTTCTAAATAACTATCTACTTCTCCAACAATAGGTGTTTCTTTATTTTGTTTAATATTGTAGATACTACTTAACTGTTGTGATTTTTTTCCATCTACAAAATCTTTTTTAGTTAAACTTTTTTTAAGATGTTCTACATCATCATTAGATAATATTTTATATATCATTATCTACCCCACAGTTTTTTCAAATATGTTTGAACTAACGTGGATTCAACAAAAGTATCTTTATCTTTATCTCTTAAATATACATTTACATCATATAAGTTTTTTAATATAAATGCTTGTTCGTATGATACATTAGAAGATAACCAACCTAGTATATTTTCTCTTGTACCTTTTGTAACTGGTGTAACTCCATGTGGATATATGATTGGAAATATTACTGCTTCACCAGCTTTTAATTGTTTTGCTACAGGTCCAACATCTGTATGTATTAAAAAGTTTCCACCTTCATAATCATCATTTAAATTAATACTAAAACCATAGTCAAAATAAACATTATTAGATTTTGGCATTGCTTTAAAGGCATCTACATGAATATTATAGTAATCACCTTTTTGATACTTATTATAAAAATTTACTGATACTCTATTAGGACAATAAACTGAATCTATGTAAGCATGATTATAAAAAATATCAATTAAGTATTTTCTTATATGCTCTGGTACAGAAGATGTTTGTTTGTTTTGTTTTACTTTGTAACTTTTATTTAAAGGTTGAGTTAAACTACCATCTTGATAAGCTAACTCTTTCATACCTTTACTACAATACTCGACATCTTCTTCATCAAGAAGCTTTATAAAAAACATATGTATCTCCATAATTTGAACTAAGCGAAAAGAGATGGGGAGTTTTTAAGGTACTCCCCAAAACCTTAATAAAATACTAAGTACCAGTTGATACTGTAGCAGACTCTACTGGGTTTCTAGAAATATCGACCATTGCGATATGTGATCTAAATCTCCAAGCAGTAGTTTTTGATGAACCACCATCAATTACAAGTAGATCAATAGTATCAGCAGTAGTTACAAGAACAGGGTTACTGTCTTGAGCACCTGCAGCTGCTTGTAAAAATGGAGTTGCATATCCAGCAGCTTGATCTGAATCTGCTCCATCAATGAACATATCAACATCACCACCAGTAATACCCACATCAAAAGTGATCTGTTCATTACCAGAAGCTTCAAGGTTTTCAACACATCCACCAACAATCATTGTGTCAGCAGGTATGTCAAATAATTGAACTATGTCGCCTTGTTCTAAGTCTGTGTTGTCAACAGCATCATATACTGGTGATGTTAAAACATAAACTTTATTGGCACTAGCTGGATGTCCAACTGTACCACCCCCACTATGGGTTGCATTATATGTAGCCATAATATATACCCCCCTTAAGTATTAAGATCAGGAACACCAGACAATACGCCTGTAAATCCTGTACCAGAGCCACGAAGAACTTTACGTCCAAATACGTGAAGACCACGTACAATGTCAGCAAAGCTGTTAGGATCACGAACTACTTCTGTTTTAGCAATAGCTGAAGCAGTAGCAACTGCACTCATATGACCAAACAATACATTAGTTTCACCACTAGTTGATGAAGGTCCGAAGGTTGCTGTAGCATCAGAACCTGCACCACCTACTGCAATAGCGTTTGATTGATAAAGTGTAAATCCGTGTACTTTTCTTGAAGTAACATTACCATTCATAAGTGGGCTTGTTGCTTCACCAGTAACACTAGCATCCATCAATTTAGCATCAGCTTGTCTGAGGATTTCGTAGAATTGTGGAGGAGCCACAGCCCAACGATTTTCTTCAGGAACATCATTCTCATCAAGTAGACGAGCTGCTGTGCTAAGATAGTTTGCACACTCATTACCAGTATTGCATGATATAGCAGAACTAGCAGCACCTAAGTTAGATGTATCTGTAGTTGCGTTTGAGTTAATGTTACTTAGTACATTGTAGTCATATTGCTTTTTAAGAGCGTATGCACCAGAAGAAGTAGCGAGAGCCTCAAAATTTACATGAGACTGTCTTTCTTCAATGTCATCCACTTTAAAAGCAAAGTAGTTACCTTGATCTACAGTTAGAGAAATCTCTGCATCTGTAAGATCTTGTGAGTTAATAGAAGCACCACGTTGATAAGCAGAAACCGTAATTGTAGGTTCTTTAATTATCTTCACAGTGTCGCCAAAATTCTCAATTTCGCCTGAGTAATCGGTATTAGTGATTGCTTCTGCAACCGAAGCTCTTCGGAAATATTTGAGAACTTTTTGGCTATAAATCTGTGGTACGAAATTCCCATTAGCGAGATTATCGTAACCAGCAGCAGTAGTAAAAGCCATTTTACTCTCCATTAGTTATTGATTTGTTATACGACCCTCCCGACTAGCTTTGTCAATTTCTTTTTCAAATTTATCAAATTCACTAGGCTTTAGCCGAGAAATTTCCGAAGCAGTCCAAATACGTTCATTCTTCCCTTCAGCTACTACTTTATCTTTTGTTGCGATAAATTCAGCAGCTTCAGCAGATTTTTTAGAACGTCTTGCTTGCTTCTTAACTAACCCTTTATCAGATTTATATAGATCAAGAACACGTATCGCCCATTTAGAATCGGTACTATTATTGAGAACACCATCAGCTATAGAACTAGGCTGGTCTTCTAACCATTCAAGAAACTCATCTGTATCTTTTATTTCAAAGAAATCAGAATGAGCAGTTAAGAGTTCCGTCCTAGCTTGCTCTTCAACCAATCTTTGCTCTTTTTCTTTAAGAGCATTAATCTCACTTTCAAGTTTTTGAGTTTGCTCTTGAGTGTGTTGAGAAGAGATTGTTTGCATTGCTTTATATACGTCAGGATATTCATCTTTAAAACTTTCTAGTTCCTCTGTAGTAGTACCTATGTTAGAAGCTATTTCGTTTTTAGTTAAAACAGCCGCTTTCTGTTCTTCTTTATATTTTTTAAACTCACCTATTTTTTCGTCATAATGTTTTTTCAAATCATCATAGCGTTTTTTATAGTTGTGTTTGGGTTTTGAATCTTTCTTAGACTCTACAAACGAAGTAGCCTTCGCTTCGGTGTTCGCTTCTTCTGTCTCTTCAGATTCAACCTCATCTATTAGATCATCTTTTGCAACAGTATTGCGATAAGAATTTTGATAAGGTTTACGTTCTTCTTGTTCTTCTTGTGTCTGATTATTGTTAGTCATCTTATACCTCCTTAGTGCCAAAGTGATAACTTTGGGTAGCATATTTGGTAGTTAAATAGCAGGGCCAGATTAATTCTAGGTGGCTGCTCTTATTGTGTATCTACACCTGTTTTAAAAACATTAGAAATAAATACTGATCTTCGTCCGACTTGCTCGGCCCAACGACTATCAAGTACCTCTTCTCCTGCTTTAGCATAGAAACCATTTTCTAAATATTCTAAAGTCTTTTTAAACTTCAATAAAGTTGGCGTACCAACATTGTACGCTAAGTTAATTAAAGCTCTTTGTCTTGCATCATTTAGATCACGCCACCATGATATAGCATTATCTAATTCATCTTCTATTTCATCTATATTATTTTGTGCTAAGTAGTATGCTTCTTCTCTTGTAATTCCATAATCATCTAAGTTTCTACCTAGACCTATTGTAGTTTTATCAGAAGTACATTTATAAGGTTTAAGTTCTAACCCTTCAAAGTCTTCTAGCTGTTTTAATAATATTTCGTAGTTCATTTTATTTATTTTAAAAGTGTACTTTTTATAGGAGCACCTATTTTTATATTGTCTCCTCTTTGACCTTCTGTTATTTTAATAACAGGAATACCACCAACTTTAGTAATATTGCTTCCTCCTACTTTTGTATAATCTTCTATTATACCACCCTTATTCATTGGTTTCTTTTTAGGTATAGGTATATCATCAACACCTTTTGTAATATTTAGAGACATAGTTATTAAATTACTAGCAGCTTTAATACCGTCTTCTCTTGCTACCTTGCCTACTTTATTTTTAAACCTTGTAGATAAGTCCATATCATTTACTTTATCTAAAAATTTTTCTAACTTTTCAGTTGTATCAGCCATTGTTAATTCCTTTTTTTGCTATCAATGGTTTACCTTTACGTATTTTATCATTTAATACTGACCAGTCTTGTCCTGCTTGTACTTTTAAAAGTTTACTAGGAGTAGGTTTAATAATAAATTTTTTTTGTTGTATAGGTTTTAAAGACTTTAACCTATTATCCATTTTGTAATCCTTTAAATACTGCGTGTGAATACATTTCACCTGCGTTATCTAACCAATTCTCACCTTCTTTAACTCTATTACTAACTTCTACTAGATGTTTAGGTACAAGATTTTCAATACCACTTTTAGTTTTCTTATTAAATCTTTCTGGTAATACTTTATATTCTTTTACTTGCATTACTTTCTCCTAAAGAATTTAGTTGCTGCTCGTACACCAAAACTGCTTGCTACGATTACACCTAAACTGTATTGATACCATTCAGGCATTTGTTCTAGTACAGTAAAACCATTTAATACGTGTAGTTCCATACCCGGAGTGAAGGCTAAAAGCAAGGGTATAGAAAATAAAATAACGAGATATTCATCTTTCCAGGAATTTCTAGCACCCTTTAATGCTTCAAGATCCCAGTCTATTTCGCCAGTAGCCTGACGTTCCATGATCTTAGCTTTTGCTTTAGCAGTAGCTACTTTAACTTCTGTATTAGCTTTAGCTTTTTCTAATCTACCTTGTAGAAAAGTTCCAGCTAAGTTTGCTATTGGACCTATTAAACCACCAATCATTTTTTCTTAGACACCATTGCATCTGCACCAAAGAACGCACCAATGATAGCAGCTAGAGAAATAAATAATACATCCATTGCTGGTATTTCTTTTGCACGTTCTGGAAATACAAATGAAGCTATAACTGTAGCAACCATTGTAAGTGTTGCAATGTATGCAATACGTCTACGATTTTGTTGCCATGCTAATTTATCTGGTACTTGTATATCGTCCATAGGTTACTCCACTAAATATTTTCTTCTCTAAGTTTAATTTTTATTTCTCTAGGAATATTTTTTAAACTTATATTATTTTTTTGTGCATATTCTCTTAAAGCTTTATCATACCTAGCTGTACCTTCTTGTCTTTTATTTACATTTTTAAAGAAATCTATAATACGATCATCAAAACCATAAAAATCTTTTATTTCCTTTTCTAGTTTTTCAGCATCTTCTTCTGAAAGTAAGTAATTAAATTTACTATCTGATAGAAAAGTTAATTGATTTTTATTTATAGACTTAGGATTTCTTCTAAAACTGGCTAATATTTTTTTTGCTTTAGTCTCATCTTTCTTTGGTGCTTTTAAAGATTGTTGTTTATTCTCTACAGGTTTTGTTTCTTCTTTAACTTCTTTTATTTCTTCTTCAACTTCTTTTGTTTCTGTAGTTTTATTTGCTTGTAACTTTTGCATTTCTTCTGCAAGAGTTTTTAATGTTAGGTTTTCTGTAGTAGTAGGTTCTTCATCTTTTTGTTTATTCATTTCTTCTTGGAGAGATGATAACATACTTTTTTCTGCATCTTTATCTATGGAAGGTTCTGGTACTTTTGGTTTTACTTCAGGAATACGTGTAAACTTTTTTGGAACAGTTCTATCTTCAAGTTGTTCTGAAGTAACATCTTGTCTTTCTTTTTCACTAACAACTGAAGCACCTGTAATTCTTTGTTGATTAAGTCTTGATATAGCATCTACAATAGATTCAGGAATTTTATCAAAGAAAGCTTTAGGTGGTTCTACAATTCTTCTTCCTCTTACTTGTTGTCCTAAAGTAAAATCTTTTTCACGTTTAAAACTTATACCTTGTTCTGGATCACGTTGAATACTGAAACGAGGTCCAGAGTCTTTAGCAGATATTTTTACTCCAGTACGTTCTGCAACACCTCTTACTTGTTTTACAAGCTCTTCATCTGACATAGTGTTAATATCTTTGCCAGCAGCAGCTAATTCATCTCTAGTTCTATCTATTATTCTTGACTTGTCCATAGTTGCAAGATCTGCTTCATCTGGCACATCAATATCACTCATTGCCCTTGCTCCTGTTGTTTTTGTTCTGTAGCTGCTTGAACAGCTTTCATTAACTGTTTACCACGATTATTCATTTTTTCTAATTTATCTAAACCTACATACTGTACTAAATCTTTAGGAATAATTATTTCATCATCACCTACGATAACATCTACAATTTCACCTTCACGATTTCCTAAATCAACACCATCTTGTTTAGCATCATTTAAAGCTGTCTCAATAGTTTTCTTTAAATCTCCAACACCTTCTGTAACTTTTACTAAACTATTTAAAACATAATCACCTTCACGTAATTGTGTTGCAACAGTATCAGGTGTAGCTCCATTAGCTTCTCTTGGTTGTTGTTGTTCTGGTGGTACTACAACTTCTCCTGGTATTGGTTGTTGTTGTGCTAATTCTTCTTCAGTTATTCCACCGCTTTGCATTTGTAATATACCCATAGAGTTTTGTTTTACAGGTCCACCTTTTTGCTGTCCTCTTTTAGAAAAGTATTTATAATCTTTTTGTGTGTTCTTACGTATTAAATCTAAATTTATTCTTTTAACATCTTCTATAGTAATTTCACGTGGGTTATCAATAGAATAATATTTACTTGGATTTGCAACATAAATACCCTCTGCAATATCTTCTAATGCTTCTTTAGGGGTCATAAGTTCATAGTCATTATTTAGTATAGCCTCTTCTGCAAAGTGCATCCTAGCAGCTTTATGGTCTATATGGTCTTGATACGTTGGTTGTGATTGTTCTTCTTCAATCTTTGGATTTATAGCTCGTTTTATATGATATGGAGTGGTACGAGTTCTAAATTGTTCATCAAGTGTTTTAGGGAAACCAAGTAAGCGGTCTAAACGTAAGTCTTCTTCTTGCACTAATTCATTATCTGGCGTTCCACCTTTTTGCATTTGTTTTACAGATCCACCTTGTTGTAAACTTCCTACAAGTTCTTGTATAGAATACATATCACCTTGTATTTTTACTTGTTCATCATCAAAAGGTGTTTTGTCAATGTTGCGTACCATAAACTTTTTAACTTGCATAGGTAAGTTTTCAGTAATTGTTCTTTCTAATTTCATATATGCTTGTCTATTGGAAGCATTGTTAAAATCTACTCTTGATATAGCACCTGCTGTATCTATTAAAAGAGAAACAAGTTCTGCTGGTCTAAGCATGAGCAACATCTTTCTTTGCTATGAAACGACAAATATGTTTTCCAACTGTAAACATTG